GCGGGTACAACAAACGTACCGTTAGCGGTAAATACCTGAGACGATACAGGTTTACCTACCCCTTTACTCGCCGCAAACATTAGAAATTCTGCCCAAAAAGCGCCCCGTAAGTATTGGTGCCATCTTGGAAAAATGTGAAAATATCAATCTTATTATTTACGCTAGTTGGTGGGGGCGTAATACCAGAACTCCACTTAAGCGTCGAGCCACCGGCCCATGTAAGCGTATTCGTCCCGCCATACTGCACAATGATGACGAACGACTTACCTGCAACCGAGGCAGGTAATGTGATGGTGGTGTTCGCGTTAGTTGTGAACCGTTGCACTGTACCGTTAGATAGCGAAACAGTAAACGAAGACCCAGCCGCAGGCGCAAAGAGCGTCTCTACGTAGTTGGTCACCGTAGGGTTAACGATAGCTGGTGTGTCCGAGAAGACGACGTTGTTTGTTCCGGTAGAGCTAGTTACCCCCGTACCACCCGAAGCGACGGGTAGGGCAGAAGCCAGTGTCAGTGATGTTAGGTGAGTAGTCGCGGCTACCACGTTTGTGGCGTCGTTATAGACCCATATCGTCCTTCCTGCCGGTACAGCAATACCTGTGCCGGTAGCGTTCTTGATCGTGATGGCATCTGCGCAGTCGTTCTGGACGATGTAGACCTTCTCGATAGCAGGCACGATGAGGTTGCGAGCGCCACCAGTGGTCCCTGTGCAGCGTAGGCGCATGTTGCGCGCCGTCTGTGTAGCATTGGTATTAGTTAGCGTCAGCGTCACGTTACCGCTAGAGAAGGTCACATCAGCAGAGCCAACAATAGCTTCCTCGATAGCCACACCAAGGTTGTCGTTCGTGACGTTACCCCACGTGGTATTGTTCTCACCTGTGGCCATTAGCTGAATTTTAAGATTGCTATAGGTACTTGGCATGTTCAGTCCTTACGTGGGGATTTGCACCCAATTCGGTGTTTGGTTATCATTGATAATGCTCCACACCAACGGAGTTCTAACTTGTGCTGCGGCTTGTACACCAATAGGAAACACGTTACAATCGACTAGTGTAGTAGTGGTTCCTACCTGACCGGTAGCGGTAACGCCCGACACAAACACGCGCCTAAACATTCCAGCGGTGACAGAGTTGAGTAGAGCAGAAGCTTGTAGGCCGGTTACGCTGACTGCAGCCTTAGTCGAAGCAACTACCGTGCCTATCACACCTGACGCAACTACACCAGAAACCGGCACGGGTTTGTTCACGGCTACATTAGCGGTGCCTATAACACCTTCGGCGGATACCGAGGTAAGTGCGGTGGAAGCTAACGCCCTTACGGATACAGAACCGATAAACCCTTCTGCCGATATAGAAGATGCCACGACGCTGTTGTTGGTTAGAATTGATACAGTACCAATAAGACCAGTACCAACGTCGTCGTTGGGGTCTACTGTTATACTGCCATCAGCGAAAACACCTACGCCATCGTCAATAACGTCGAGTTGGAAGCCTGTTAGCGTAACGACTACCGACTGCTTCCCTACGATCTCGGAAAAAGCCGTAGTGGCAAAGGGAGAGAAACCGAACATTATTTAGCCTCCCTCCTTTCTAAAATTAAGGGTTTAAATTAGTCTTAGTTACCTAAGTATATCGAAATCAATGTTAAGGCCACAATAATACCTATAACGGCAGATGCTACCCGCACCTTTACCCCCACGCGCGAAGGGATATCCTCGACCATAGGTAGAATTTTTACTGAGGCTTCTTTGCCCTTGCGCTTTAACGTGCTTTTGAAATCCATCGTCGTTCTCCTTAGAGCCAAGTAGCGTACTTCTTAGTCTTCAGTTTGCGGTCGTCGAGGCCATGTGTACCACCATTAATACGTTTTGTCAGCGCAAGAATTGCAGCGTCATTGATGCCCTGATCGCAGATGCTCCACAGCTTATTCTTGTCAAAGAACCACAGAGCGCTTTCGAAGGCAAGTTCGGTAGCCACAAGGTCAGGGTTCGTCATCACATCGGGGCGACCGATGTAGTCGGAGAACGCCTTGAAATTAAATTTGCCCGTCAATTGGAGACTGCCTCGGCCCCGGAAAAGCCAGCCTTCGCCTGATGCTTCGTCGCCATTACCCATGCGGTTGGCGTAGACACGGTTGGCAATCTTCTGCGGTTGGCGCTCGTAGGCTTTGGCCAGCGCATCGGTTGGGAAGTACTTACGGAAGATACCACGCAAGCCCTTCGCGCCGTAGTTCAGGTTCTCGCTGAACGCTTTGAAGTTGCCGCTTTCATGCGCCGTTTGAGCAAAGAAATGCGCAGCCCGATTAGGTGATAATTTATAGTAAGCCGCAGCCGCCTTAAGTGTACCCGGACCGAATGCCCCATCTGCGGTTACTCCAATCTTTTTCTGTAGGTTTACAAGGCTCATTTGCCAGCACTCCGCCAATCAGGAAAGTCAAGTTCGTCAACCACGCCGTCGCCGTTGGCATCATAGCGCAAGTCGTTGCGGTACTTCTCCCAAGGCTCCATGTCGTCATCATCGTCATCTTCAGGCTCGTCAATGAAGACCGTGCCTTGAGGGTCGCTATATGGCTTGGGTGCTTCTGGCTCTGGCGCGGGCGTGTCCAGTTCAAGCGGCGCTTCTGGCTCAGGCTCTTTGTCCCGCGCATTGGCGTTGAGGCTCAGGCCCCCCAGCAGTCCGACGAACGCGCCGATGATTGTCTGGAAGGCGGGGTTAACCATCTCAAGGATGGCGGTGCTTTCTATGACATCATTAGGCATAAACAGGCCAACAGCCAGTGTCAGCACGACGACAAGGATAACTGCCGCCAGCGTGACGATGGCCACGCGCACAACAAACTCGACGGTGTCGTTGACACCTTCACCCTTGCTCTCAAAACTATTTAGGAAGCTCATCTTCTTCTCCTTCAATCTTCTCTGGGGGCTTCGACGTCATCGAGCCGTTGCCCTGACCCGCCATCAATCCTGCCAACGCCCCGACAATAAATGTCGCTATCGGGTTAATCAGCTTAAAAAACTCAGCGTCATTTGGGGACTGCCCCTCCATCGGCTGCGATACAAACACCAGCGAGTATAGCACAGTAGCTACGATAAACGTAAGTGTCAGTGACAGCACGATGCCGACGATGAACCGCAGCATCTCCTCTGGCGACCAATCTTTAGTGGGCTTCATGCTCTTGCTCGTCTTCACCTGTATTTATCAACCACTCGGTGCAGTAGCCCATAGCGATGCACTTAGGCTTCTTGCAAATTTCTTCCTGCCAGTTAGCTGGGTCTTGGCAGTCATAGCGGTAGCGATCTTGACAGCCCATTAGCACTAAGGACGTAAACAAAAGGATTGTCACACGGCTGATCATTGGAGTTTCCTTACATATTCACGCCGGTTGTGCCGTTGGACGCAGCAGAGCCATATCGAGCCGCAGTTGTTGCCGCCCCGCCGTTGGTGACTACGTCGCCTGAATAGGTGTACTTGTCACGGGAGGTAGACCGAGTGCTGGATACGCATCCTAAAGCGAAGATACCCACCGTACTGTTTCCGGCGGCTGCGCCAAGACGCGAAAACCCTGTAGCTCCAGAAGCAGCGGTGACCACACACGACGCGTATGTATATTTATTACGGGTACCACTGGGGCAGACAGGGGTAGAGCCTAAAGCAAATATACCCACCGTGCTATTGCCCGTAGCGGTACCATAACGCGACTGCGCAGTTGCGTTGCCACCTGCACTAACCGTATCGCTAGCGTAAAGGTATTTGTTACGGTCAGATACGCCGCCTCCGGCGCAGCCTAAAGCAAAGATGCCCACAGCGCAATTACCCGCCGCCGAACCACTACATGCCGGAAAGGTAGCTGAAGTTGCTGCACTCACTACATCCCCTGCGTAAGTGTATTTATTGCGCACGGCAGTCCTACCTGTAGTATTACCTAACGCAAATATACCTACAGTACTGTTACCCGCAGCCGAACCAGCTTGTGACGCAGCGGTAGCTGCTCCTCCCGCGCTGACTACGCAGCCTGCGTAGGTGTATTTATTACGTGTGATACTAGGTGAACCGCAAACAAACCCTAACGCAAATATACCTGCTGTACTGTTACCCGCCGCAGAGCCATACCATGATGCCGCAGTAGCGGCAGTTGCTGAACTGACTGCACAATTTGAGAAGAGGTACTTGTCGCGTGTGGCAACTATACCCCCCGAAGTACATCCTAAAGCGAAGACGCCAAAGGACACATTCCCCGCAATCGGCCAAAGCCCTTGCCTACGCCAATATTGCGCCTGATCTAATGTCCAGACGCCAGAGGCCGCGTCACTCTCGTACGGGCCAGTTGGTGTTGTCGGCGTGGCGCGGACGATGTTACCGGGATAGCGCTGGCTCATGTCATCTTCCTCAAGCGTCTATTATAGCAGTAGATGTCTCACGATCCAAGCGGAGTGTGCCCTCGCAAACCATGCTATAGTCCCCGCCAGTCTTCGCGCCACGACATGGCACGTTAATCTCTACGTTCTTCGTCAGATATTCCTTGCCGTCCTCGAACACGCGCCAGACGTGATCCATCGTGCCCCGCCCCGGCTGACCGCGAGTTTGGTTGTAGCGTATCTGGAATTGCGCCATCAGATCACCTCGGCGGGCATCGGACACGCCCGTGGCTCGTACTCAACGCCAATGTTGAAGTGGACGAAGCGGATAGGTTCGTCGGATGCGTGGCGGGTAAAGCCGTGCGGCAACCATGCGTTGGCGAAGATTAGGGTTCCCGGCTTAGCCTCAATACCCATAGCGTTGCTGGCGGGCGTCACCTGACCCATGTTGGCCTCTGGCAAGTTGACCTGCACCTTGCCCGGACGTGGGTCGTAGAACAGTGCCTTGGAGCAGTTCTCGGGCGTCTCAAGGAAGTAGAAGCCGACAAGCTGTGCCCCGTTGCCATGGACGTGCTGCTCCATGAGCGAGTGCTTGTGATGCTCCTGCGTCCACATCTCGGTGAAGAAGGTGCTCGCGCCGTTCATGTCGCTGCCCTGATTGTTCAGTATATGCCACGCAGAGCCGCCGACATACTCGCAGAAGTCGTGCATACGCGGATCATCCGTGAGGTTGCCAGTCATCTTGACTGGGTAAATCTCGTTGATGTCGGTAGCCTGCGGGTCGAAGTTATCCTCCGACACTGCGCGAACGGTGTCAAGGAACTCAGGCTTCTGGACAACGCAGATGGTGCTCGGAAAGCAAAATATGGGTTGGAGTTCGTCAGTTTGCACCGCGCTGCTCCCGCATGGCCTGCATGTTGGCGATTTGCTCTGGCGTCAGGTCGGTTACAATCCACGAGAACACCCAGCCACCATCACGGATGAAAGGCAACTCTGAGCGGTGCACCGTCTGCGTGCGCCCGTCATACTCAGGAACTTCGTCCACAACGACTGGCGATAGCGCAAAGCCATCACGAGTAGCGGCTGGCGTGGTTGGGAAGATGCTGGCGAAGTCGCAGAAATAGTCGTAATTAGCCTCGGGGTTGTCACGCTGAAGCTCTGCCGCGCCGTAGGGGTATTCGACGAACGCATCGTCTTTGGTCTTTACAAATCCAGTCACGAGTTATCCTCCAGAAATAGCGGCTTCATGTTAGTCAGCACTTTAGTGCGGTCGCCTTGGCTATTGATCACCTTCAGGGTGATTGCCTCGATGTGCGGCACGATCTCAGCCTCGAAGTCTGGGTGGCAGCGCATGGTGTTGAGGTGGTCGTGCGGAATTGTGCCAGCCGTGAGCAAGAAGTTCTCGGCCCGCGTCTTCAACTCGCCCAACCACTCTTCGCGCTGCATGGCCTCATTGGCTTCCAAGAACGGGAGGTGGCGGTATTTGCGGTTTGGCTCAAGCTCGTCCATCAGCTTGCAGATGTAGGCATACTCATTGAGCGCGGCTTGGTGGTTCAACGTCCAGCCCTCGGTGCCTGAGTTGCACTCCAGCAGGTCTGCCTCCGCGTTGAGCCGGGCGATTGGCGTTGACGCGTCGTCTGCCAGCACGGCTTCTGCTGAGAGAACCTTAGCCTGACGGCGTAGGGCCTGCGCCTTTGAGTGCTCGATCTTGACGCCGATGTCTATCTTCTGGTCGTGCAAGAGCGCCCAAGCGCCGTCGGGTGTGTGGCAGCTTCCCGCCATGAAGTGCTTTAACTGGAAATCGCAGTTATTGCGATGCGGCTTACTGTTCATTGTTTTGCTCCTTACGATGTGGTGGGAATTACCTGTTTACGCCTTCTGCGCCGTTAGATACCGCTCCGCCATAGGCTGACGACGCAGTGGCCGCGCCACCCGAAGTGACGCTATCCCCCGAATATGTGTATTTGTCGCGCGTGGTTGTATATGAGTAAACAGGGTAAAAGGTACAAGTACAGGGGCAAAAGGCGCAGCCCACATACGTACACCCTAACGCAAATATACCTACTACGCTGTTACCAGCAGCGGCACCGGCCATTGATGCTGCGGTGGCTGCGCCCGCTCCGCTAACGGTGCATCCTGAATATGTGTATTTTTGCCTTGTAACAACTCGACAACTATAGTTAATGCGGCCCAAAGCAAATATACCCACGGTACTGTTACCTGTGGCTGAACCGTATTGTTGACACACACCGGCATTGGTTGCAGCCGATACAACGTCACCTGCGTAGATGTATTTATTGCGTACACCGCAAGAGGACAGTGCAAATATCCCTACTGTGCTATTACCGGCGGCAGCCGGATTAAACCCTGCCGACCCAGTAGCAGCAGTAGCTGAACCGTTAGTGCAGCTTGCATAAGTATATTTATTACGTGTTGTAAGAAACCCGCCGAAACACCCGTACCCGAGCTGAAAAATACCTATCGTGCTATTCCCCGCAGCCGAACCACTATAAGCGGCAGCCGTAGCTCCGGCAGCAGTGCTGACTACACACCCAACGTACGTATACTTTCTTCGCGCACCTCCTCTGCAGTATCCTAAAGCGAAAATACCAGCGGTGCTGTTACCAGCAGCCGAAGGAAAAAGTGCAGATGTGCCAAATGATGTAGCCGCGCTGACAGTACATCCAGAAAATGTATATTTGTTGTTGGTGGTACACCCACCGTACCCCAATGCAAATATAGCTAAAGTGCCATCATTCACGTTGCCAGCTATCGGCCACAGACCTTGCTGCCGGTACTGTGCCTGATAAGCCATAGACCAGATACCGCCAGCCGCGCTGTTCTGAAACGAACCAGCGGGTACAGGTGGGTTGGCAGTAACGAAACTACCGCGATATCGCCTTGTCATGGCAAGTTCCTTTTACCGGCGAGTTCTTGATAAGTTACTATCACGCCATGATTTCGTAGCTAACGCTGTAAGCAATCTGACTGGCGGTACCAGAAGTGACGGTGATGCTGGTGCCCTCCTCAAGATAGAGGCCCGTCGTCTTGTCAACCACAATTAGCGATGCGTCAGCAGGCACCGAGACCGTGGAGGCAATCGGGAAGGCCGTGCCGCCTGAAGGCGCTGAACCCGGTGCCACTGCGCCGTTGGTGTAGATCGAGACCGTGCAGTCCACAGCGTTGGTACCATTGACGTTGGCGGCCACAATTTGGTTAATCTTCAGCACCGTATTAGATGCCGCCGCGTTCCGCACCAGAACAAGGGCTGTCGTGCCCCCCGGTGTCAAGTACGTCGTCTTACCCGTGATCGTTGTGAGTGATGCTATATTCGGCGCTGCCACGTCAATATCTCCTTAATTACAAACCGAAGACCATCGCCAGTGCAGTAGCGCGTGCTTGCGATACCCCCGATGAGGCTGGTGCCTGTGAAACCCATGTTGTGCCATCGCTGACCAATACATTACCTAAAGTACCCGGCGCAACAACTTGAAGCGCGCTTGTACCATTACCCAAAAGGACGTTATTTGTCGTGAGCGTAGTCGCGCCTGTACCGCCATTGGCGACAGGCAGTGTGCCTGTTACGTTTGTTGCAAGGTTAACCGTCGATAGATATCCACTTGGGTTAGCAGCGCTATAGGGTGTAAAGCCAAGGGCAGTAGTTACCTCACCCGATGTTAAGGCTAGTGTGCCGCCAAGAGTCAAAGAACCCGACGTTGTAATTGAGCCTGTAAGTGTAAGTCCGCTAACAGTACCCGTTCCAGCTACCGACGTCACCGTGCCAGTATTAGAGGTAAACCCGCTTGGGTTAGCTGCCGGATACGCACCTAGAGAAGTCAAGGCATTAGCAGCGGTCGTGGCGTTTGTACCGCCATTGGCGATAGGAAGTACTGCAGAGCCTGCGGCAATAGCCGCGCCGTCCTGATACACCGACTTTTCTGCCGGATATGTAACAAACACATCCTTGACGCCTGCGGCAAAGTCTACGAGCGCACCAGCATTACTGGACTCTAGTACGGTATCACGGGAAAGCGTAGGGCCAGCACCGAGATACGTACCGATACCAACTTCCCACTGGCTATCCAGATTGATCGTATAGTATGTCGTATTAGCGTTGCCAATTACGGAAAAAGACTGATAGCCAATTACAGCACCGGCAAGGGTTATGGTCCCCGTGCCGGTGGTAGTGGTAGTCTCTCGGACGCGATCAGCAACGACTAAAGGCATTGGTCTTCCTTATACGATACGGATAATAGCGGTGGTATTAGTAGCCGTTGGGAAGATGATGGTGAAGTCACCGTCCGTCGAGGTTTTATCTGAACCAAAATCTAGCGTAGCAACTGCAGCGTTCGTTAGCGTACCCCCAGCGTTAGAAAGCGCTGATGGCGTGGTGTTATAGATAAGTGCGCCACGTGCAGTAATGGTCGAGTTGGCGAAAGTCAGGTCAGAAAAGTCTGTGAAGCCTGTGCCTGTAGACGCGCTGTTGTTGGATGTAACGACGCCCAGATTGACGAGCGTGCCGCCACCAGCAGTGTAGTTAGTACCTGTAATTTCGTTTGACGCAGTATATGCGGTGGTGTTGGCGTCAATCGAAGCGGACGAAGTGTATAGCGCCAGCTTGAAAGTATCGCCGCTTACGCGGAAATCGTGTACGGCCAGCATAAGCTCGGCCTTAAACGACGTGGTCATTGCTTGAGTAATTGCCATTTCGTGGCCTCCTTATGTGTCGAGTATCGAGGTAAGCTCTGGATACCCCGCCTGTTTAAATTTATTTACCAGAGTTACGTTATGTGACCGCACGGCCTCGTGCATGTAGTGCACCAGAACAGCACGGATGCTGTCTTTGAAAGCTTCAGCTTGGTCACGAATAGCGGGATGTGCTGCGCTACCCACATAGATAATTTTGTCTAACGCCCGTTCGGCAACTTCCTCCGGCGTGGACCCACGACCTTGGGTCGCCATAACCATGACGTTACCAATAGTGCCTGAAACGGGATCAAACATCTATATCTCCTACCTAACCGGATACCGAACTTGCGGCGTCCGGTACATATCCTGACGGTTTTTACCTTCACCAAGCTGTTTGAGCATCCCCATCGCTTCAGTGTACCGCTTCTGGTACTCAGCGTTGATGTCCTGCTCGCCCTTCATAAAGATATACGCTTCAATTAGCGCACCGTAAAGCAAAGCGCTATCGAAATTATCACCTAACCAAGAAGTGCCAGCCGTTACGATTGACTCTGGGTAGTAGAAGTAATGTAGCTCGACTACGTAATCTTCATCTGGTGTTGGCCCAAGAATGTACGAGTTCTCATCAAAGTAGGCGTAGTGTGTAGGTATACCTGTAACAGTTGGGTTCGGAAACGACTGCCGGATATAGCTTACATCCTTGTTGAGCATATACTCATAACGTCCATCAGCGTCGATGACAGCTATAGAGAAGTTGGCCAGCCAGTCTGAAGGCACCGACAGGTATTTATTACCTGCCGTCATGTTACCCGTCACGTTCTTACGCAGATCAAGCAACTGCACCGTGTTAAAGATGCGCTGCTCGGCCTGTTCAATAAACGTGTTGATCTGTTCGGTAGACGTGAACGTCACCGGAGTGGAGCCGTCAGAGCCGGTCCATGAGGTGTTGGGGAAGTCGTTTTCGACGTACCCCTTGATTGTCTCGAACAGTTCAGCGTAATTCATTATGCCAACTTCTTGCTGCTATGCGTGCCCTTAGTCGCCGCACCCGTACCGCGAGTTTTCACAGTCTGAGTGTTAGCTACTTTATTAGGGTAGCCGTTGTTGCCCATATCAACCGTGTAGTTCATTGGTTGTTTTGCACGCGATGGAAGCGGGTTCTCACCCGCACCAAGAAACGGCCAACCTGTGTTATCCTTAGCCATATTAGATACCCTTCTTAGGTACGCTACGTACAGATTTCTTCTGGTTTGCGACTTTAGCAAGATTGCGGCCCATAGCACCCATTTGTGCGTTGGTCTTGCCGCCCTTGGCCATCTTAGTCAGGGGTTTGCCCTTGTGCATTGCGCGCTCGTGCTTGTGCACGGCCTTCGCTGCAGTGGCTTTATCCTGCTTCATATCTTTCTTATCCATCACTAATTCTCCGTCTCAATTGTTACGGTCCCTACTTGACCAGTGCCTAATAGCGTATTTGGAAGACCAAATAAACCCAAAGGATCATTTAGTCCTACAGGGTTCCAACCCCACTGGATTATGCGACTACCGTCACTTGGGTTATTGTTCGGGTTAAGGCCCGATTGGTAGTAGCTGTTGTCTGGGCGTGGGTCTCGCAACGCCTGTGGGTCATCCACTGGATACATACCCAACTGAAGCTGGGGCTGATCTGGTTCCCAGCATGTGGGGCACACAAGGATATTGACATTCTTAGTCTTAATGACGAGCCGCTTGAGTTCCTTCAGCTTGTACCGAAAGTTACAGCGGTCGCACTGGGCGATTGCCCATTTACCAGATGCAAACCGATTAGGCACAAATCACCGGAAATACTGACGAGGTGCGATGCGCAATGGCGCTTTCTCACGGTCCTCATCAGCAGCCTGTTGCCAGAGTTCTTCGTACTGCATCTTCAACCCAGCAGAGCGCTCAAGCGCGCCGGGAACCTTTAGGGATAGGTGGTACGCGAGACCAGCCACCAAACAAGGGAGGAACCTAAACGGTATATCTTGCGTAGTAACACCATCACCAGCATCCTGTAAGCGGCGCAAGCGCCAGTAAACAAAGGTATAATAGTTGCTCTGGTCTGGGGCTGGCCACACATTAATCTGCGGTTCTTTCACACCAGTAACCGGATAGTCTGCACCTGACTGGCGGTTGATCCACACTTGGATAGGCCGACCCTGCGCGTTCTTGTTTGGAATAGTCGAGTATGTGTCGATACTAATCCGGTTGATGGTGATGTCGGTCTGCTGCTCCCCAGTCTGGGTGCGCACGACATGCTCAAGTAGGTCTATGGTATCTACAGGTAGGTCATAGACAATCTGCCCCTGAACCATAGGGATCGAACCTTGCTCGATGGTCCACAGGTTAATACCACGGTTAGCCCACTCAATGGTAAGCAGGTTCAAACTACGACGCGCAGTGCGTAAGTCATAGCCCGTGCGAAGCTCAGCCCCGCAACGCTCAAAAGCCTCTTCGACTAGGTCGTTGAGGTTAAGATTAAATGTGCTGGTTCCGCTAGTGGTCATCGGTATTTCGCTGCCTTCTTCGCTATGGCCTTCGGCTGCTTAACAAACTGTTTGCCTGCCTTAATACCTGCGCGCTTCGCCTTGCTTGTAGCAGAGTATTCCTGCGAACTCAAAGCCTCACGTGCTTTCTTAGGTAAGTAGCGCTCACCCGTAGCTTTCTTGCCCTGCGTAGACGGCTTGCCCGACTTGGTTCCCCAGTCTTCCTTGGTCCATTTGGTCAAGGATTTCTGTGCTTCTGTCTTTGGGCCGCTATAGCCACCGCCAGACTTCTTATACCGCTGCGTAGCAAGCTGAGCTTTTCTCGCGGACCATTGCCCCGGATTGCCGCCTTTGTCGCCAGCTTTTACACTAGCGACAATGCGTTTCCACTTGGGTTCGTCCGACCGGGCCATTACTTCTTCTTGAAGCCCTTAAGCATCTGCGCAAACCGTGCACGTTGACCTAGCTTACCGGGGGCCTTGGCGGCTTTTGCAAGTTTCCCTGCTGGGATTTTCTTTCCCTTAGGAGTGCCAAGCTGCGCACGGAGTGCGCCCGGTTTCTTGATCGCTTTGGAGATGTCAAGCTTCGCCTTACCGCCCTTAGCATACACAGCCACCTCGTCGGGGTTATCCTTACGACGGATTGTCTTTTTACCCGGCATTTTGGAAGGGTTTATATCCCCCATACCCCGACAAGCGCGCATTAGCAGGTTTTCCCGCCACGAGCCAGCATCTTGCCCTTGGTCTTACCCTTTACAGCGCAACCATCAGCACGCTTAGAGGCAGAGGAGACTGAGCCACCTGAAGCGTAGCACTTACCGCCACCGGCCTTCTTCATCATTGCACGGCCCTTAGTGTCAGCAGACTTCTTGACGAGAGCCTTACCGAACTTAGTTGCCTTACCGCCTTTTGCCATACCCGTGGTGTTACCACGCGCAGCTTTAGCCGCAGTGTTTGCTGCCTTCCGTGCTGCAAGGTTCTCTCTGGTGATTGGCCCTAATTTTGGAGCAGAGGCTGCTGCGGCAGTGCCCGTGATGTTACCCCGCGCAGCTTTAGCCGCAGTGTTTGCTGCCTTTCGTGCCGCAAGATTTTCGCGGGTAATTGGCCCTGAGCTTGAAACAGCGGGTTTTGCCGCAGTAGTTGTTGGCCTTGCGGTCGTAGTAGCGGATGCGCCAGCGGGCATACCACCCATAGCCATTTTCTTTACCTTACCGCCTTTTGCGTAGCCGCTCGAACGGTTTGCACGACCGATAGCTGCGGCCTGTTCTGGTGTAGGCTTGAGGTTTTTTATAGACTTACGGAACTTAGCATCCGCTGCCCGCTCGGCAGCAGTTGGTTGTGGGGGTTTTGGAGGTGTTGAACCACCGGAACGATATTTCATAGCTTTGTCCTTCCTATCTCTTCTACTTTAGCTTCAAGGCGTTCAAATGCCTTATCAAACCGGTCACCCAGCCTATCGACCATTATGTTTACTTCTGACCGAGTGACATGGTCGCGTGCCACTTCTTCACGGGTTTTGTTGAGTAGGATGCCGAGACGATCCAACTCGTCGATCTTGCCTTTAAACAAGAAGCCCATGATTGCCACCGTTGCGCTTAGTGCGACGTTCCATATCATCATCTCCATGTCAACACTTCCAAGCCCGGAGTGACTTGTTGATGCGGCTGTTAGGATCATTCGCAGTCTTCTTGCTTGTGAGTTTCTTCTTCATCCCGGACATCCGAGCGCAGAATGACTTCTTACGCGGACCACCTTCGGGCTGCGGTGCCTTGAGACCGGGCTTACCCGGATTGGCTTTGTTGTAAGACGCACGACCCTTGGCGTTCAGCCCGCCAGACTTCGCTTTACCTTCTTTGCGTTGCCATGCGGGTGTCTTAGCCATCAGACGAACCGTCCTTTCGTCTTACCCTTGGTAGCGCAGCCGTCGGCACGCTTCGAAGCAGTTGAGCCACCCTTGGCCATTTTCTTGACCTTGCCGCCCTTGCGCATCGTCGGCTCGCCTTCGGAACCTTCTTCGCCTACCATAGGACGCGTGCCGTCCGCTTTCTTTTTCTTCTTTTCGTCTTTGTCGCGCTCGCTTTTAGCAAGATAAGACATCGGAAGAAGCATACCCATACCCGAGTCGGCCAGCTTGGCCATACCTTTACCAAACATGCCCTTACCGGTTAGCGCCCCTGCGAGCGGCGAAATGTCACCTAACTTAATACCCATTATGCTGCATCCTTCTGTGCTGGGACAACCATCGGATAGAGGATGTCTTGACCGTAGTTACCTGTATATTCCTGTACGCCCATGTGACCTAACGAGATTGATGGGTCGATCCAGACGTCGAAACCGAGTTCACGTGCACGGTCGCAGAAGAGGAAGTCTTCCCCCATGTAACCTTCCGACGTAACTTCGAAATCAAACATCGCAGTGAGCATACGATCCGTGCGTGTGTCATAATATTTCCACTCCGGATGGGCGGCTTCCATCTGCTCAAAGACTTCACGACGCACCAACATAAAGGCAGTCGCCACGCGCTTCGCACGTACGAGACCCATACCATTCATGGTGAGTTCGCCATTTTCGTCATGGTCAAGCGTAGCGATGTAGGTTTTGGTTTCGCTGCGGGTGCGCGGGACACCAGCGACAATGCCCTTTTTGGGGTCTGTGCCCCACGCCATAAGGCGGAAAATATCGTCGGCCTCGAAGTTGATGTCCGAGTCGATGAACATTAGGAAATCGCAGTTCGACTCCAGCAAGTCTTGCGCCAGCAGGTTGCGAGCACGGGAGACAACAGAACAGCCGCAAATGCTGCCAATCTGAATATCAATCCCATGCTGCGCAGCCTGTTGCGCAAAACGAGCAAGAGAAACAGCTAGCTTCAAGGACACCTTGAAGTCGTACGCTGGAAGAGCAATGAAGATGCTCTTACCAGCTAAGTCGTAGCTTTTTTCCTGCTGCA